TAAAGATTGCTCGCTCAAGTCACATCCTTATAGGGAATGACTTGGTCGAGATGCAAATGATGTGCTCAATGGGGAATGCTTATTGCTTTCCCCTTGAGACCATGTTGTTTGCATCATTGGTGCGGGGAGTCTACAAGTTCCTGGGTGTTCGCACCCAGACCGCAGGCCACAAAGTTAACAGGTATGGCGTCTTCGGAGACGATATTATCGTTCTCAGAGAGTGCTTCTCCTTAACTGTTGAGGTATTGCGAGCTTGTGGATTTATCGTCAACCGTGACAAGTCCTTTAACGAGGGCTTGTTCCGGGAATCCTGTGGTAATGACTATTACCATGGGAGCCCGGTTAGGCCTGTGTTTGTTGTCGATCTGGCAACTCCACAGGAAGCGATAAGCTTGACCAATCGTCTAGCACGCTGGTCGGCACTATATAACATCCCTATCCCAAGAACATTGGAATATCTGGTGTCGTTAGTACCGAAGAACAGCAGATATGCTGTTCCCCCAGATTGTGCAGACGACGCTGGTTTCCACACCAGCGCGCCAATCGCAGGGTTCATCCCTCCGATTAGCAGCACCCTTAGGGTGGCTCAGTGTTATCCATACTCTGAGCATCGGGTCAAGCAGACACAGTATCCACTTTGGTCCGTTAGGCATCAAACTGTGAAGCATATATGTAAGAGGTTGTATGTTCCGAAGTCACCCTATAGTTATAAGGGTTATCTTGACGTTTCGTACGTCGGAGATTCTTATGACATATGGACTGACAGGTCGGAACTCATTACCACCACTTTTCACAAAGTGTGTGTAATGAAACACCTGTACGATAATGCTCCTGCAGTTCTGCTGTGCGTACTAGGTGGTTACGTGTCCGGGACGGGCGTGTTAACCCGACCCAGGGTAGCACGTTACGAGGTTGCCTGGCTCAATTGGACCCCTTGTTGGGGCCCGAGACCAGGAGATCCCCGCTTCGGCGGGTGGCGGGTTAGCCCTGAGGCCTGGAAAACCTCAGGAGCGGGAGGCGTTGACATGGCACTCTCACATTTCGCCGGGCCTTACGGCCCGTAGTCATGCGGTAGGTCAAGTCTTCGTCTTTGCCGCGCGCTAACTTTATGGGCATGGAGATGCCCTGGTGACCTGCTTGCTGAGCTGGTCACCG